AGACCAGTAGAAAAACCAATTCAACCAATGAGTGGATACAATGAAGAAGCTCAGTTGAACAGAGATTTCCAAACAGTTTCACAAACTGTGGACTTCACAGATAGAGGTGGATCAGCAGGGTTCACTAATACGGCACGTGGAATTCTAGCTAGAGATGCACAAGTAAATACACAGGTTAATAATATAGTCAAGCATTTAGAGGCAGCTATCTCTGAAGTAGGAGAGATGTGGCTTGCGTTAGCTGAGAACTTTGCAGAAGAATCAGAAGCTATCGTAGTAAGAAGACCAAGAACAGAAGCAGACTTTGAAAGAGATAAAATATCCTTAGAAGATGCACCACAAAAATTTACTAAAATAGATTTAGAAGTTTTAGGTGATGCACTACATAACTATAAAGTTAAGATAGAATCTGGATCAACTACAGCATATGACTCAAGAGGTAAAGCACAAGACGCAATTAATATTGCAAACACTGCAGTACAGTACGCAGCGGTAGGAGTTCCAGTTAATCTAACTAAGATATTTAAGGACATACTTAGAGATTCGTTCCAAAAGGCGAATCCAGAATCTTACCTATTAGAGTCTCCAGAAAAAACGGGACTAGAAAATATATTGGCAGAACAAATGATAGGAGGTGGAATACCACAGGCAGGTAATGCGTTAAGGACTCAAGGTGCACCGATTACTAACAAGGCACCATTGCAGCCATCACAACCAAATAACTATTAATACTAATGAATATATCACAGTGGAAAGAAAGGATGAGAGTTGCTAAAGAGATGAAGGTTATTGATAGGATGCAAGAAAAGCTAGCACTTGAAATTAATGATAAAGCTAAAAAGCTAAAGGTGTTAGCAGCCTCACCTGGATGGAAATATTTAAACGAATACTTTGAACATAAAGAAAAATTATTACGAGATAAGCTTGAAATATGTACAGCAAATGAGTTAATAAAAGTACAAGCAGATCTTAAGGCAGAGAAAGAGTTAAGACGTTTTATAGAAAACGCAGTTAAGTACATTGACAAACAGTAGTAGCGTGAAACCTGTTTTAAACTCCTAGATAGGTTTCAATCTATTACTTAATCAAATACACATGTCAGAAGAAGAAAACTTGGAGTCAACCGACCAACCCGTTGAGGAGTCAGACCAACCAGAAGTAAATTCTAACGACGAGGAAGACAACCTCGACCAAGATCAACCTCAACAAGAGGAATCAGAGGGAGAGGAAAGTATCTCGCAAGATGAGTTGAAAGCGGGATATATGCGTCAGGCAGATTACACTAAGAAGACGCAAGAGCTTGCGGAAATGCGAAAAGAAATTGAAGCTCTAAAAAAACAAGCGACAGTTAAGCCAAAAGCAAAGCTTTCCCCTGAATACGAAAAAGCTAGACAAACTATGAGAAGTCTTGGATTTCTTAGTAAGGAAGATATGGCAGAAGAATTCAGGCGTATGGACGCAAAGAAGGAAATGGCTAGCGATGCAAAAAGGCTTAATGTCTCAGAAGATATTATCGGCGCTGCTCGTCACTTACAAGCCAGTAAGGGGATGAAAGGTGAGAAGATTAGTATCGATGACGCTGTCAATCTTTTAGCTCAAGGAGCACGAACCAAGAAAGTTGTGAAAAGAAAGTCGGTTGGTGCCAAAGGGGGTAGTGCTTCCGCTCCTAAAAAATCAAGTAATCAGATTGATCTATCTGAGTTTAGAAGCCTTGATCCGCATTCAGAAAAATATTCGAAAGTTATAAAGGATTGGAGAGCTGGTAAACTCAAAATTATTAACAACTAAATACTATGATGAATTATACAATCGCTGGAGTTGGTGATATAAGTGATGCTGATGACACTACGCAATTCACTTATGTTACTCCGTTTGCAGGAAGATTAGACCTATCAGAGTCTACTTTTATGTGGACAGAAGCAACAGGTACACAAACAGGTACACAAGGTGTTTTATCTATTGAAGTAGGAACTACAGAATACGCAACACTAACAGCACCACAATCAGCAGCTATCGGAACTGCACAAGGATATACAGTTGTTCCTCATGGAGACACTGACGCTGGTAACCCAGTAGTTTATTTTGATGCAGGTGAGAATATTGTTTTAAAGACAAAAACACAAGCTGTCGGAGGTACAATAGTTGGTGACGGTTCAGCTAACTTAGCAATTACATTTGCTGTTTAAATATCAATTAATAAAACATAAATTATGCCTAATATAACAAATACTACTGCAGACGTTTTCTTGGCAGAGGTCTTCAGTAAAGAAGTGATTAGAGAGACTAATCCAAAACTAGTTTTAGCTAAACTTGTAAAAAGATTTGACGACGAAGCTAGAGAAGGTAACGACTCTATCAGCGTGCCAACACTTACAAACTTTATCGCTAATGACAAAGTTTCTAACGTGCCAGTTTCTTTCCAAGCTAACACAGAAACTAGTATTCTTATCAACATTGATCAACACAAAGAAACATCATTCCTATTAGAAGACATCACTGAGTTACAATCTAAACAAGATTTAATGGCTCACTATACTGATGCTGCTTCAACTGCAATTGCTAGAGCTATTGATAGCTCACTTGCTGCATTAGCAACTGGGTTCTCACAAGCAACTGGTGTTTATAACACAGCAATTACTACAGACGTAGTACTAGAATCTATTGAGTTATTAGACTTAGCAGATTGTCCAGAAGATGATAGAGCTTTTGTTTTCAGATCAGATGTTAAAAGAGATTTACTAGATCTTAACGCTTACACATCAAGTGATTTCGTAGGTGGAAGACCAACTGAAACTGGAACTATCGGTAAACTTTACGGAGTAGACACATACATGTCTAACAACCTAGTGTTCACTGGTGGTACAAACAGAAACAACATGTTATTCCACAAAGATGCTTTAGCTTTAGCTATGGCTCAACAACCAAGAGCGCAAGCTGAATATTCAGTAGCTCAACTTGGTCACCAATTAGTTGTAGATACAATCTATGGTGTGCGTGAAATGAGAGATACTTTCGGAGTATTAGTAAGAACTTAATAGTTTTTTCATATGGTGGGGATGTTTTGTCCCTACCTATGAGAATATTATTTAATCACACGTTATGAAAAAATTAGACACAAAACCAGCTTGGATAGAAAATGCTAAAGGAATGGTATCTTGTGTACCACAATATTTAGCAGACTATTTTGTAGGTACTAGACCTGGTTGGAAATATGCATCGCCACAGGAAGTAAGTGCTGTCAAGCAATATCCTGCAGATATGGAGTTAACAGAACTGGGGAATAAAAGAAGAAAAAGAGCAGCAGAAATAGCTCTTGACAAAACTAAAAAAGCCGCAGAAGCAAAAGCAAAAGTTAAGGCAGTAGAAGAAGCTACTGAAGGTTTGACTTATAAAGAACTGCAAGCAATTGCTAAAGAAAAAGGAGTACCAAACTACTGGTCAAAGAAAAGAGAAACTTTAAAAGAAGAGCTAGGTATGGTATAATAAAGACAATTAGTTGGCGTGGATGGAAAGCTCGTCAAGTATTACATAATTAAAAATATAACCCAAAAACCATGGCATTACCTTCTTCAAGACAGCAAAGAGAGTATGACAAGTTTGTTGAACGTGCGGATGGCCAAACAGCCATAGCAACAGATACTGAGTCATATCAGTCTTCATCAACCTTGATAAATTTAACAAACCCAGCAGCAGGAACATATGTTGGATATATAGACATGCAAGGCGCAAAGTACGCAGGAATTCAATTTGAAAAGTTTGCAGGTACTGATTCAACTACTCTTACATTAGAAGCAACAATACAAGATGACGGAACATTGGCTCCGGCAATTACAACTTGGCAAGACGTGACGTCTGCTTTTACTGGTTCAGCAAGTTTTACTGCTGATGCTATGTTGTTTATTGATACAGTTGTAGCTTGTAAATTTATAAAAGTTCAAGTTGTTGTAGCAGGGGGAGCTGGCGACGCTGAATTTGCAGTATATTCAAAAATTACTACATAAGAGTTTGGTTAATAATTTATAACTTACAATAACATGACAGTAACTTTATCTTCAAAGGTAGGACTACTTACGTCTCCTTTACAAGGACCTCTAGACTTAAACAATAAACCTGTATATCAAACACAATATTCAAACGGTAATTCTGGTGCAACAGCAACAATAGACTTTACGGCTAATGGAAGTTCACAAAGTATTACGTTAACAAACAATTGTACTTTTACTTTTACTGCTCCACCTGGAGCTTGTCACGTATCATTCTTGTTTCAGCAAGATGGAACTGGAGGGCATGCAGTGACTTGGCCAGCGACAGTTCTATGGCAAAGCGGAACACAGCCAGTATGGTCAACAGGAGCAAACGACGTAAATATAGCGTTCTTCTATTATGATGGTGCGAGATATAACGGATCTGGGTTGGTAGACGTTTCTTAAATAAAATAAAACATGTCCAATAAAATATTTAGTACAGCCGATTCCTCCTTTGCATACTCAACTAATGCAAGACATTATGGAGTTCCCATTGAGATAGAACCAGGATGGATTTTGCAGCTGTCTTGTAATACCTCTTCTGCGTTTTCGACTGTAGATTATCCAGTTGATGTTGCAACTGGAGCTATTGGTACAGTAACTAACAATGTTGTTGCTGGAATATCTCCTGAAAATAACGGTATTATACTTACTGACAGTGTGTTGTTTGATTCAACACACATGTTGTCAGTCTTTCAAGACGCGACTAGCGGAAACATAAACGCTATGATTTGTGAATGGGATCCTGCAACTCATACCCATACTAGTCATACAGTTACTGATCTGGGAATTACGGGTGGTGGATTTTGTGTGAACATGGAAAAAATTGATGCTACACATTACTTGATAAGTTATGATTCTGGTACTGATTTAATACAGCAGGTTATAGAGATTAACGCTGGAACTTATGCAGTAAGCACAGTTGGTACACCGTTAGTTACAGGAACTACTAATGAGGCGCCACAGTGTCACGTTGTACAGATTGACTCTACGCATTATTCAGTAAGTTATACTAAGAAGTCACCGGGAACGAGTGGTCATTTTATGATCGTTGAAGTTAACTTAAGTACTTGGGCTGTGACTACTGCAACGGCCGCTACCGATTTAGGTGGAGGTGCCGCTACGGGCGCTTACATGACTTCTTTTTATATTGATGCAGTTACTTGGACTTTTAAAGTATCAGCCACAAAGGTGGTAGTATTTTACAATAGGCTTGATGGTTCAAATTTTATATCTTGTTATAGAGTTGTAGATATTAATACTGGTACGTGGGCAATTACGGTTGGGTCCTTACAAGATTTCCAAGCCGCAGGACAATATATGTTTGCAGCTTACTTAACACAAAAAGACCTTACGGTTGCAGAAGCATACTATAGTTGTAATGTTGAGTCCTATACTAACCAATCAATGTTCAAGATAGGTTTTGATGCGGTTAACAATCTAGTTACAGTTATTTCTAACAGTTATAATACTTGGGTAAACACTTCTTACATTAGGTATTCACCAATGGGTCATGTTACAGAGATGAATGGAGGAGATATTCTTGTTGTGAATTACAAAATGACAGCAGGTTCTTACCCACATATATATTCTATATTTAATGCAGATCCGCCAACAGCTGGTGGTTCAATCAAACCAATAGCATCGGGGATGATTTTTGGAATAGGTACCTCCAGAGAGTTTCCATGCGTTATTTCTTTAGATTCAACGCATTTTGTTACAGTCGGGCTTGTAGGAACTCAACCATTTCGTAGTTACTTAATAGACGCAGCAGGACAAATACAGAATTTAGATACAAGTGGTACGGTAAGTTATAATGATACGGTTTCTGGTGTAAAACTTGACAGTACGCATATGCTACTTTCAACAGCCCAGCATAGATTTAGAGTTGCAGAAGTTGACGCAAATTATGTTGGTAGTTGGTCAGCAGCAGAAACATCTTTATCTTCAGGAGGTACAGACACTGACAATGGTGTAAAAATGTACATAGCTGGAGAAGATGCTAGTTATTACTATGTAATAGTTACTAGATATTCTACTGGAACTACTACTGCAGTAAGTGTAGTTAGTGTTGATAAGGCAACATGGGTTGTTGCACAAGTCGGTTCTGACTTAACTGGAATGGGTAATGCGGATGGATACGACATGACTCCAATTCAGGGATATACAAATAAATGGTTGTGTGTTTATCAAAACACTAATTTAAAAGCTATAGTGGTTGGGGTGAACGGGTCTTTTGAGCCAGTTCTTGAGGGAGCAGAATTTGACTTTGGTTTTGTAGGTGATTTCCCTAATGTACAAAGTATTGATGCAACACATGCCGTAGTGACATATAGTGATGTGCTTAATGATGGATTCGCATTAACGGTAGAAGTAAATACAGGAACATGGGCAGTATCGTTAGCTTCTGCCGCAGCATTTGAATTTGAAACAAGTTATTTAAACATCGAAAAAACACGTTTAGTTAAGTTAGATGATAATCATGTTGGGATTTTGTGGGGGGCTTATAATTCTGCCAACTATGTAAATCACCAAGCCCAGTGTAAACTTGCAGTTTTAGAAATGGATGCATCAACATACAACCTTTCAGAGTCTCAAGGTATTAACCTGATCGCTTTCGAGGGTTCATCATCTTCTCTATCTCTTTTAGATTCTAGTACTGTGGTTTCTACAACCATACCTAATAATGCTGGGGGTTCTAACTCAACTGCTAATATACAGCTTTGGGAAGTATCTGCAGGTTCTGTTACTCCTACTCAGGTTGTAATAACAGCTGCCGGAGTTGACTTTACAGCAGGAGCTTCTACAACCTTAGAGGTTCAAGTTCAAGACGCTGGAGGTATCGTAGATGGATCAGACAATACAACACAAATAACATTTACGCCTACTTCGCAGGGGCAAATTACTGGTGTTGTAACTGGTACAAACATCTCTGGTACAGGAGCGGTTGGTAATCCGAGAGTAGTACAGGTAGCAGCAGGTGTTGCAAAGATTACAATTGAAAATTCGACAATAGAAACTTTTGAAATAGCTACAACTAATAGTGCAGGTTTAACTAACCCGGCTAACGATTCAATAACTACAAGTGCTGGAGCGGCAACTAAAGTTGTGTTTACTCAAGATCCAACATCAGCAGTAGCAGGTGTAGATTTCTCTCCTACTATAACAGCGGAAATACAAGATGCTTATAACAATGTAGTTAATTCAACTGCTAACGTTGTGTTATCAATTAACACTGGAACAGGTACTTTAAATGGTACAACGACAGTGGCAGCGGTAGCGGGAGTTGCTACGTTTAATAATATTAATATTAATGAGGCAGGTAACTTTACACTAGATGTTGATTCTACAGGTTTAGCTACAGACACTTCGCCTACGTTTACGATAAGTCCAGCGGCAGCGTCCACAGTAGCGTTGACAACATCGGCTCCAGACTTTGTTGCGGGAGGAAGTACTAGTCTAGGAATACAGATTCGAGATGCATTTGGAAACATAGTTAGTTCTGATAGCACTACTCATGTTACATTCTCTCCTACATTAAGTGGAGCTGTAACAGGAGTAACAGTAGGAACTAATGTATCTGGAACTGGACTTCCTGGAGATCCAAGAACTGTTCAAGTGGCAGCAGGTAGAGCTAACATAGTTTTACAAGATACAGTAGCTGAAACGTTTGAGGTTGCATTCTCTAACAATCAAAACTTGTCGAACCCAGCGAATGATTCAATTATAGTTTCAGCAGCGGCTGCAACTAAGGTAAGTTTAACTGGGGCTGGTTCAAACTTTACGGTTGGAGGAAATACAACAGTATCAGTTCAGGTACAAGACACATACAACAACTTAATTACAACAGACAACACTACGCAAATAACATATACTCCTACGTCAAATGGACAAATACCGTCAGTCAGTGTAGGTACTAACATTTCTGGTACTGGGGCCGTAGGTGATCCTAGAGTTGTGCAAGTAGCAGGTGGTCAAGCTGCAGTGGTAGTTACAAACTTAGTTGTCGAAACATTTGAAATAGCATTTACTAACAGTGGTGGATATACAGATCCAGCAAATGATTCGATTGATTCTTTGGCAGTAGTAGTTAATGGTGCTGGGGTAATGGTAGGGTTCAATTTTTAAACTTATAATAACTATGGAAGCACTAGTAGAATTCTGGCCAATAATATTTACAGCATTAGGTACCATAGTTTGGTTGGTCCGAATGGAAGGAAAAGTTAACCATTTAGAAAGCGAAATGAAATCATTTAAAGAAGATATAGATAACGTAATTGAGTTGAAACCTTTGATAATTCAAATACAAAACGATATTAAGTGGATAAAAAAGCTTATAGAAACTAAATTTTCTAATATAAAATAATTATGACAGCACAAGAAATTATAGACAATGCAAGGACAGATATGGCTATTGATCCTGGTAAAGAGATCTGGACAGATGCACAATTGCTTAGATATTTAAACGAGGGTGCGTCATTTCTATATGCTAAGGCAAACTGGAAGTACGAGTTCAAAGAAGGAACAGTTAACCCGTTAGTGTTAAACCAACCTAATTATACTTTACCTACAGACTTTAGAAGAATGCTATGGGTTAAAGTAGTAGACAATACAATGCCAGCTACAGCTAACTCTTCAGTGATACCGCTAGTAACAAATACATTGACAGATTTCCAACAAACAAGAGACATGGATGCTACAGGTATAGGACCAAGTTATGCATATATAGAAGACGGAGAGTTGTATGTATGGCCATTACCTAACGCAACATCAGTAGCAACCTATAGTTTAAAATTCAAATACGTTAAGTATCCTGCAACATTAACAGGAACAGACACACCAATCTTCCCAGCTGAATGGCACTTTATACTGGGTCATTATATTCGATATAGAGCTTTTGCTAGTAAGCCTGGAGGAAGTAATAAAGCGTTTGCACAAGATGCATTAAATGAATGGGAGCTATGGAGCAAGAAAGCAATTGCTGACATGCTGCACATACAAGACGAAAGACTTTCATATATAATGCCTAAATTGCCATCTAATAATACAAAATAATGTCTACTATAAACATTACTAATTTTACAGGGGGGATGAATACCGGAGAAGAAGAAACTATCCGGGATAATGAATTAGCAATAGCTAGAAATGTTTCCTATGATAATCAAGGAATGCTTGGTGTTAGACCAGGTCTATTAAATTTTGGTAATGAGATAGCAGGTGTTGATGGAATACACAGTATTTACTATACAACGTTTACTGATGGTACAAGAATCTTGCTATGTACTGCAGGTACAGATGTATATAGATATGACGAAGGAACAACTACATGGAACAGCATACAGACAGGATTAACTGATGGACTAGACTTTAGTTTTATTACATATAAAAACATTATCTACTGGTGTAATGGTACAGACAACTTTACTGGATATGATGGGACTACAGTTACTGAATACCCTGCGGTAATCAAACCAAAATACATGGCAGTTCAAAACGATGTTGCTTATGCAGCAGGTGTATCAACTGATCCTAGTACAGTCTTTTATACAAATGCTAATCCTGCATCAATTAACGCTGACGGGTTCGGGAATGACGAGCCAATCAATCAAGACGAAGGAATCATTACAGGCATAAGACCACTAGGAGCATTACTAGTAGTAGGTAAGACACAGGGGATTTATCTATTAAATGTATTTACAACAACGCCAGAAATAGAAGCATTAGATTTTGAAGGAGACGTTACGTCACATAGAAGTATGGTTAGTGTGGAGAACAACATGATATTCATGAGTACTAATGGAGTTTATTCTTTATCACAAAGACAAGGAACCACGGGTTCATACAGAGCCTATGCGTGGTCAGAGAACATTGAGAAAGATATTAAAAGAATAGAAGATAAGACTTCGGTGGCAGCATGTTATTTTCCCCGTACTAACAATGTTTTTATGAGTGTAGATTCTGGTGAAGTTAGTCGACCAGACAAGATGTTTTTGTTAAACACGTTGGTGTCTATACCAGGACAATATAAGTTTGCATGGACTGAGTACACTAATATAACAGCCAATGACTTTACAATTTACGAAGACGCTAACGGTATTGAGCGGTTACTGGTTGCTAATTCCTTTGGAGGGCAAGTAGTTGAAATGGAAAGAGACGGACAGTATTCAGATAACGGGTTAGAGATAGGAACATTAATGAGAACTAAGACATTTGATTTTGATGTGCCTCAAGCATACAAGGTGTTTAGAGGTTGTAATTTAACTGGGTATATAACAACTAACGAGACCGTAACGTTTAAAGTAGATGTTGATGGAGTAGAAACTTCTAAAACATTTAGTGGTGCTCCTTATGCAGTAGGTGATGACTCAGATCCATTCCCATTAGGTGAAGAGGATTTAGGGGTTGATCCATTAGGTGGAGGACCGGTAGCGACTGACGGTTTAGATTACTATATATTTACTAGCCGTCGTAGCTTTCAAAAGTATGGACTTCGTATGACTATCCAAATAGAAACTACGAGTTTAAATTCAAGCATGAAGATGACTAAACTAGCTTTCCCAGTAGAAGCTATGGACGACACTATATTTCCAACAGATTTCATTGTTACGTAACCCAAACCAGACATGAGCAATACAACATTAGCCCCATTAGAAAGTGCCTATAAGACTGTACTAACTTCGTCAATTGACTCTACAACAACTACTATAGTTGTGGATGTTGCGCCAAGTGTTACTGTTCCAGTAGGTAAAAAAATCCCAGCAGTACTTGATCCTAAGAATAACTTTAGGGAAGTAATATTTATTACTGGTATAGCTGGAACTACTTTAACAGTAGAAAGAGGAGGACCTGATTATAGCGGAGGTCCTAGTACAGCTCACGCACATAGTGCAGGTTCTACTATAGTAATAACTAATCCGTTTAACTTATTTAAAGATTACGCAGACGCAATAGATAGCAAGCTAGACAATGATGGTGGAAACACAACTACAACATGGGACCTAAACGTAGCAGGTTCTAATTTTAGATTTAGATTAAGTGGAGGAGATATGTTGTTCGCTGATGATAATCAAGCAGAGGTTTCATTATCAACGTTAGCAGCAGCAGCTGGAGTAGACGACAAAGCTAAAGTATCTAATGCAGATACAACAAGCGGTTACTTATCAGATAAGGTAGTAGCTGGATATGGAACAACCTTAACAGTTAAAAATCCTGCAGGTAACGAGACGTTAGAAGTGGCACTAGATCCTACTGGTTCAGGTGTATCTGATCATGAAGTATATACGCCAGCTTTCTTAACTGGTGGTAATGCTCCTGAAACAAACGTAGCAATCTGGGATTCAGTAAATGATGGTGCATTTAGAATTACTATAGACGGGACTCCAAGAGAAATGACAGGTTTGAACTTTCAAACACCAGCAGTAACTAGCATGGCAGAAGTTGCAGCTGTAATACAGGCAGGAATAAGAGCGGTAACTGGATCAACAGAAACTTGTACATGGAGTGGTACAGAGTTTGTTATAACATCAGCAAACACAACAGCCAGTTCGGCAATAACTGTAACCTCAACGATAGCAGTACCAGCAGGTACAGATATATCAGGTGCAGGTTCAGCCTATATGGATTGTGATGCTACATCTACAGCGGCAGTTACAGCAGCAGTGTTAGATCCAACAGCAGATGCAGGAAAACTAGTACAGTTAGCAGCAAGTGGATACATTAATGGAAATCTAGTTAACGGACCTACGCTAGGGTTAACAGCTAAAGGTTCATTAGTAACGGCAAGTGATGCAACAACTAAAACACAATTAGCAGTAGGAGCAGATGGATCAACATTAGTAGCAGACTCAACAGCACCTGGAGGACTAGCTTGGTCTTCAGGAAGTACAAATATGCTGCATGTTGACACGGCTACTTATACTCACTTAGGGACTACTCAATCTAACAACACAATATATACTGTACCCGGTGGAACACTAGGAACAAACGGCGGGCTACGGATCAAGGTTTTTGTTACTGACTGGTATGCCAGTAATTTAGACTGGACTAAGCTTGCTATTTCTTATGGCGGTGAAACGTTATCTTTACAGGCAACCTCTGACTCTACTACCTCGGGTCCGCAAGGGATTGCAGAGTTTCAAATAGTAGGTACGGGAGCAACAAATACTCAGGCAGGTATGGCAACAATGTTATTGTCTAATAATGGTTCTGGTTTGTCTTATGAATCAAATAATGCTAATGACTACGTTTATTGTTTTGATCGTGATAATGCTATGGCTGTCGACAGTACCCTCGATCAGGATATTGTTTTAATAGGTGATGGTTCCGGGGGAGTTGAAGGATGGTCTGTAGGGCAAATTACCATTGAGCGAATTTAGATATTAAATAACTTAACAACATAAAATATGGCATTAATAGAAGACCAAGCATTGCCGA